CGATATCGTTAATCGATTTATCGTCCAACACAGTCACGCCGAACGCATCCGTTACAAGTTTTATGGCTCCGAGTATAGCGATGGCTAGCGTTGGTTTTCTGAGTTTTTCTAACACAGTAATCATTCCTTTCTTTATGGCAATACCACAGGTACACAAGCATACCCCATCTTAATAATCTGCGCCCGAACTTCAGGCGCTTTCGAGTCCAGGACTCTTACGAGTAAATATCCGTCTTTATCAGAAGTTTCCCCTTGGTATTCATAGCCAAAATAATCACAAATGCCTTCATACAGCGCCTTTGCAATCACATCCCGACTACCGACCAACCACGCCGCATCCTCGTAATTATCATGGAACCCCAACTCGATCAAACAGGAAGTAGCCTTCACCAAATCCCCGACCTCAACAAACTCCGGCTTAAACTTAACTCCCCGATCATTACCCGGGCTAAGTGGTGCAATTCGATTGTAAAGAGCCTTCGCCAACTTCTCAGATCCGGTACCAGGACCGTAGGCAAACACCTCCGTACCCTCTCCACCCCCTGCATTACTGTGGATAGCAACATGGATATCAGCCTTGAAGGCGTTAGAGTCGGCGGCGCATTGGTATGGAGTCATTGCAGGAGAGTTACGCTTGACCGCAAACCGGTTGTCTTGAGCCAGCAGGGACATTAGGATGTCTGTGATTTTATTCATTTCAGCCTCTTCGGTTCCAAAAGGGGATACGCCTCGGTTGTTTTCTTGGGTGCTTGGGCTTATGTATATTCTAGGCACTCCTACCACCCCCTCGTTGCCACAAAAACAATGAGTCCTGTACAAACCGTTGTTAATCCTGTCAGCGCAATGGCAACCCCCCACGTCGGCCGACCTGATTGCATTTCCTTTAGTGCAGCATCCAACTTAGTCTCTATCCGATCAAATTTGTTTTGAACATCTTTTTCCAAGGAGTCTAACCTCCCGCGCAAAGAAGTTACTTGCTCGCAAAGCACCGCGACCGCTGTATCCTGATCCATGGAAGCACCCACTTTCTGGCTTTTTGCCAATAGAAAAGAACGCCGATCTCTCGACGTTCTTTTTTTGGTGCAATGTTGCACCCGTTTGTCCCGGGTTGTCCGTAATACCAGGGAGCGCGTACAAAGCGCTTGTCGCCAAAGGCGATCTTGCAAAACACACTTGAGGCCTATCCCTAGTGGGAGCATCTTACCATATTGGGCTAAATTAATCTATGTTGTCATTAAGTTTTGAGGCGTATTGGTTCGCATAATGGGTCTACTACGACTTAAACTGCTATTCCAGTAGCATCAACCCACCCGTTATTCGTAGCATTACGCCAGATGGGTTTATTTAGCGTAAAATCGAACCACATTTCCCCAATCTCTGAAACTGTTGGTCTATTTGCTGTACTACAGGCATTAACACCCTGAACAGTCTTAATACCATCGTCTCCTCCTCTTGTATCATAAAGTGTAACTTGTTTACCTGCTTCTGCGGGCTTGAAGTGGATATTACCCTTACCAGCATAAAATTCTATACCAGCTGTTTGAGACGGAGCACTCAGAAACTGCATTTGTATAGCAGCCGGATTACATAAGTACCCAAACGCTACGTTATTATTAATAAACTCAATAACATAGGTATTTAGTTTTTTGCCCCCGATTGACATAACAGGCAAGCCATCTGGTGTTTTATCGCTTAATAACATACCCTTACTCTTAACCCATAAAAAATTTGCCAAACTATCTATCAGCATGAGTGATTCATTCGCTAATGTAGCTGCATTATATTTCTTTAAATTTACGTATGTCCCAGTACCAATAAAATCAGCAGCTTTGTCGGGCCTTGCAAGAGGATTAAAAGCATTATTTAAAACTAATATTGAGTTAGCACTACCGACATTATCATACTGTGCGACAGCACCATCTGTATAATGATGCAACACAAAACCCGGTGGGGAATTAGCCCCTAATAATCCTTGTCCTGCATAGTTAAAACAATTTACAATACCTACCGTACTCTCAGTCGTATTCGTTAGCGACTCACTACCTTGAATAATACGTGTCAAGGTGTCACCCAATGAGGCAGGTGCGGAAACTGAAAGAGGGTTTACACCAATCATCATTACTTTTGCACCAGTTGTACTATTAAATATTTTTAATCCATCAATTGACCGAATATACGATCCCGATCCAACTACCAGTATATTTTGAATGTGATCAAAGTTACCGTGAACCCTATACGTCTTACCATACCCTAGCAGTATCACTTGTGTTCCTGTTGCTATACAGTCAATAAATGCCTGTGTATCGTCGGCAATATCATTGCCTACAGCACCATAAGCGTGTATATATTCTCCGTATGTCGCAGTTTCTGCCTTATCCGTCAGACGAGCATTGGTCTCAGCAGTTAAATCGATTTCTAATCCATCAACTCTCGGTTCTAGTGACGCTGCATCACTGGGGCTTAATACGTTAAATATAGGCATCTAGTCTACCGCCTTTCTACAAAAGCCCATAGGCTACGAATGATAGCGCGCCCGTTGACGCGATTGCTACAACTGTAAATGGAGATAGTTTTTCTTGGAATCCTTGACTTGGTTTTAATGTGAAGGTATCACCATTAATCGTAAAGGTGAGATTTGCAACACCGTTATTGATTATTGTGAATCCATTCATAGGCTGAGAGAATGTAAATTCTCCGGCAACGAGGTCCGTTTCAACAAATGGCTCACTCGCTAAACTTCCGATATCAACCTTTAATCTACCCCCGACCGCCTGAAGTTCAACAATTTGCTCATTGCCCCCAACGTCCAATATGGCTGCTCCTGCCGAATCCACCAACAAAGCGTAAGTTTGAGACTTACCAACGATTTGGCCAATGTCCGTTGTAAGCAATTCCCCTCTTGTTTTTGCCATGTCACTGCCCCCCTTAATTTATATCGCAAAATAAGATACGCCTTCTCCGGCAACATCAGCGTCGATCCAGATCATGTTAGCATTCGTAATTTCTACGCTAACTTTTTCTTTTGCGGCTAGATCATCGCCGTATGATGACGATGACACCGTTGTTCCTCCTACATAAATAAAACTCCCATTCGACCGCCTTGCGGTAAGTGTTACCTTCCTGCAAGAGACGCTAGGGAGTTGCACTCTCGTCCCAGGTGTCACCACATTAACGACTCCACTAGCCAGGGTTGTACTCCCAAGGGGGTTAATGTTAATCCCGCCGTTCGCCCCCTTGACCTCCTCGAAAGCTGTCAAGTCTTCCTTCAAATATTGCGGGACAATTACCCCGCTTGAACGTAGTAATTCTGCAGGCATAAGGGTGTACCTCCTAGTTTTTGTCTTAGATTACATAGATATCGCCAGCGATAAGCATGTACTGTTCAGGCGTGATTTTTCCAAAGTAGACATACCGTGCAACCTGAACCTTAGTTGCCCAACCCTTGTTGTAATACATTTTAATGCGCTCAAAGTCTGTCACCTTACATACCTCCCATTAATAAACGTAAGTCAATGCCAACCATTTGTTGACCGAGTACTTGGTTTTCTTGTTGCAATTCGAGGATTTGAAGGTCTTTTTCTACAAGTTGCTGGCCGATGATGCTCGTTTCTGAGAGAATAGTTGTCGGTGTTGGCTGTTCGGCTAACTTTTGCAGGTATGCTTCGTTAGCCCCTATGAGGCACTCAATATTAATTCCATTATCGAGTTCTTCAATCTCAGCGACTCCATTCTCTGTGATTATTTGGTATTTATTCACCAACACTACCCCCTGTTATGCTTTAATTCCATATAAGTTAAAATGTGTTCCATAGTCCCAATACTGATTGCTTATAACAATACTCGTTATCCTAGTTGCATCATTATCTAATTGCGCAGCTGTTTCATCAAAACCACTACCGTAGCTGTTATATGCCTTAGATGTACCGTATACAAGGAACTTAGCCGCGAAAGCTGACGATGGTATAGCATCGACCATTATGTCGATACTTGACTTGCTATAGTCGCTGTAGTGACCTACGAGAAATCTTCCAAATGATATTTTTGCGCCTGTCGCGTCAAAAGTTGGAGCAATTAATGAATGTTTTGTGACAGAAGTATATCCCGAAGCTATGCCATTTAGCTTCATGGTTATGTCCCAAGCATTGTCGGCCGATCTTGCCTGAGTAGTTGCCGCTTCACCTATTAGCCTGAACTTACTATACCCTGAAGGTAGGTTTGAAAAGGTTATATCTAGTGTCGTGTCATTTACTATAGATACCTGTCCAAGTAACTCATGTTGCTGAGTAATAGCATCTAAGGATGCTAGAGAGTTAGTTAGTTTAGCTGTAGGAATTACTGGTAGTTGAGCTACAGGGATCAATATTCCTGAGTCGAGGGTTGCGACCCCGTTGGCCACTCCTTTTTGGGAGGTGGATATTTTGTTACCGTCAAGGTCAAATATACCCTGCTCAATCTTGTTAAAGTTTGTGGCCGATAAAGGCGTTACCTTATCTGTCCAAATAGTTTTTATATAACTCAAGTCTGTGTCACCTCCACAGTCCAAACCACAGTCAGACTATTTGTGTCGTCCTTTTCAATACTCACCACCTGCGACACCATTTCCGTTCCTGTCCCCAATGTTGCTGTCGCTCCGTTTCCATACAGGGACAGCCCAATTATGCTCCCATTGCCCTCGTTTTCAGTCAAAAAGAAGGTAAATTGTTTCTTTTGTGAAGTAATGACCTCGATATCTGTAGGAATTTTCCTGAAAAACTCGCCCGATATATTTTTAACAGAGATCACCGAAATCGAGTCCATCGTGGAAGCTATTACTGCGCTAAGAGCAAGTGCATTTGCTGACGATGTTACGCTCATATAATTCGCTCCTCGCTGCATGTAATTTCTGACGGAGGATGCCAAGGAAGCATGAATTCGTCCTCTAACTGACCACATATCCAATATTGATGCAGGAACCAGGTTAAGCCATCATCGACAAAAGTCGGAGTCACCACAGCATCAGAAAGAGCCACATATTTTTCAATGGGTCCATCAGTGTCATTGAAGATGGTTTTTTCCAATTTGGATAGGCGCAGTTTCAAATCCTTAATAATGCTCGGTAGATCACGCTCGGGTGTTTCCAAATTCAAGGTTATGTCTACCAATTTCTTTGGAATACTGCTCAACATTACATCTTTAATCAGTAATTCACTGTCAATTCTTAGCCTTGGTATTTCGACCTTGATTGTTTCCCCAGCCTTAAATGTGCCAGAAAACGGGCTTATGCTCCCTGAAATAACAGGTTGCGAGTATTTGTAAAGATGCTTCAGACCTAGCTCAGTTGCAAGTATTTTGTCATCCGTTTTTGTTTCGAGTATGTCCTCAAAGATTCCGTATTGTGCTTGACTGACTGGTTCTTCGAGTAAAATTTTAATTGGATATTCATAGCTATAAACAATCGTCCCTGTCCCTGTTGTTAGTAAATCGGGGATTAATAACTTTTCCGCAACGTTCAAAAGAAAATGTTTAGTGCCAACTTTGTCTACATTTTGAATACCGACAGTTTTGGCAACCCCTCCTATTACAACCGTTACATCAGTTCCAGCCATAGCAACAGGGGTGTAAAAAATTGGGATTGGAGTTGTGCCGCTTACTGTTATAGCTTGCGTGTATGGATCGGAGGTTGCCTTACCGCCTTTTACCCAGAGCTTATTAACCAGCTTCGACGCATCAGGAGTAAGGTTTGCCGATCCTCTTTTATAATTCTTGCTTGCTTGACTTAAAACTATTGGATTCAGTCTTACGGATCGGTCAAAGAAATTAACATCCAAATCCTCATCGATGTACCAATCGTAGGTAGATATTTGGCAGAGTTGCTCCATTGCGTCCCAAAGGTAATTGTCGCCAAAACGTATGGTTATGATTTTGGAGCAAGATTGAATATTTACCCGAGTAGCCCAAGGGACGTACTTTGTGAAGAGGTCAGTAACGATGTCACCTATGGCAGCATTTGTGTAACTTTCAGTGACGATGATCTTCTGAGTCCTCGCCGCGTAACTTATCCCTTGAATTTGTATATTGTTACGCTGGCCATCGATATTCCGAGGGGGATTCAATATCCATCCACGTGATGTATTTCCATCTTGGACAACCCTTATGTCTGACCCAACCGTAAACGCGTCGAAATCATCAGAGTTTTTGCTGTTTGAATTTATTGAAATTGATCCTGCGCGGTCTGTTGCGGACATTGACGTTGTGCAGCTATCGTAAACGATTAATTCCTGCTCAGCTTCGCCAGGAGGGGTAATATAGATTTTAGTGGTCACATTACCACGCCCCTCCCATTGTTAAGCCTGCCGAATGTGCAATTTTCCGACTTATGATGTCGGCGAACTCATTCATGCCGTTGCTTCCGACTATGGTTCCTTGGTTATTAATCGTAATTGATAGACTTCTCGAACTTACAGTTTGCTCATTTGAGGTCATAGGGGATAAAGATTTTAGTCTATTAGCCATTGCCATAGATTCGCTATTCGTAAATACTTGCGCCCCTCTTTGTAGGTTAATTAGCTCGGGCCCTTCTTCTCCTACCCACGTTAGGCCACCGGGCCAATAGTCTGTTCCGTCAGCGTTGCCCTCAATACCCCTTACAGCATTAAAGCTATCTGATTTTTCCTTAGTTGTTCGCTCAACAATTACCCTGGAAATCAAAGGAGCGTTCACACCTGGTATCATATTAATCTTTTCGATTAAACTATTAATCATATCGATAGCTCCGTTTACGCCGTTCACAAAGGCTTTACCTATGGCATCCCAAAGCTCACTAGCCTTTTCCTTTACTGTATCCCAGTTCCGATACAACGCCACGCCAGCCGTAACCAACGCCCCAACCAATAAAGCCACCTTAGCCCACGGGCTAAGATTCATAGTAAAATTGAGTGCCGCTTGTGCTAGTGTTCCCGCCTGAGTTGCCAATGTCCATAACTTAGTTGCTACGGTTACGGTCCCGATTGTGAACGCCCCTGCCGCTATGCCTGCCAAAATTGGCTCGACTACTCCCCAATGTTTCTCAAAGAATTCTTTCGTTTCTTCGAGCGCAACCCCAACGTCAGTAATTACTTTCCCTGCTGCGTTAAACGCAAACTCAATTTCGTTTTTGATGGCAGGCATGTTGGCGATAATCCAATTAAGTAAATCTTGGAAAATTGGTAGAAGTTTGTTGGATATCTCTATTCCAATACCGCTTACTGTTCCTTTTAGCTCATCAACAGTCTTGGCATATTTAACATTCGCGTCAACCGCATCCTGCGACATAACTAGACTTAACTCGCTGGCCTTTTTCTTCATCGCCTCAAGTTCTGAGCCTGTCATGTTAAGGATTGGCCCTAATTCCTCTCCCGTTGTGCCCAATAAAGCTGTAGCAATTGCATTACGCTTTGTTACGTCCTCCATACCCTGTAACGATGTTATGACCTCGCCAAAAATCTGTTCTTGGCTCTTTAGTTTCCCTCCTGCGTCCGTGGCTGTTAGTCCAAGCATCCCGAACCACTCCGCACCCTCTCCTGCGCCAGTTGCCGCTTCTAATGCTTTTTCTGCTAGTGCAGCCATATCGCCGCTCGCATCTTCCATGCTATAACCAAGGGATTTCATAACATAATCCCATTCCTGAAATCCCTTGGTAGAAAATCCTGCCACTTGACTAAATTTATCAATTCTTTTTGCCGCTTCTGTCGTATCGCTTACCAACGCAAGCATGGCCCCTCCTGCAATTGCCAAACCTGCGGCTATTCCTGCGCCAACTTTAGCCGCCACCGCTCCCAAAGCCTTCAGCTTTTCGCCAAACTCTTCAAAATTTAAGCCGCTTTCCTCTGCACCTTCACCCATGTTTTCGATTTCGTTTGTCGTCTGAATTAGTTGACGTTCCATGCCTTGTAGTGAGCCCTCAGCCCTAAGCAACCGCAATTGATAGGCTTGAGCCTGTCTGGATGTCTCGCCGTACTGTTCAGCAGCATTTCTGTGTGCAGTTCGCAGTTGGTCAACTATCGTCTGTTGTGCGCCAATTTGCCCTGTCAGTCTCGTTATGTTAAGGCGGGATATTTCTGCCGCATCTGCAACGCGGTCGAGGCCCGCCGATGCATTGGAGAATTCCTGCCCGGCAATTTGCATTCGTTGACTGACTTCTTTGATTCCACGGTTGAACTCTGACGCGCTAAGACCGACGCTTACGCTCAGGGCTCCTACTTCTTCCTCTGCCATACTTTCTCACCACCCTCATAATACGT